GGGAAGGACCGCGATCGATGCCGCAGCCCACGGCACAGGAGGGGGCATGACCTACAGGCCAGGCAGACGTCCTCTTGAACTTCTCCCGCTAAGCGCAAGCGCTCTAGCGAGAGATTCTGGGGACGGAGCCCCTGAGTCGGTTCCCAACTCATCGCCAACGCTCCAGGGGACACTGGCGTGGCAGCCTCAAACCCTGGACTGGCTTTGGTGTTTCTCTCATCGTCGGTTCAACTTTTACGCGCAGCCCTACGCTGCACAACCCGGCGAAGTCGAAGTTTCAAAGAGCCGCACCGGGCGTTGTATCGACAGACAGCGATTGCAGCTGGAATGTCTAACCCGGTCGTATTAAGAATAGTGTACCTAGTTATTTGTAACCTATGCAACGATTTATGCCCCGTTGGGGCACTGGGAATTGCTGCTCGTTGGCAGCAACGCTCGCTTCACCCCCAGCTAAGTACCGGAGTGCTCTAGCTGGAGCACTGCGAGCGACTTTGGCAGCCCACGGCGCCGGAGGCGGCATGACCTACCAAGACGTCTGCCTGGCCTATAGTCAGCCGGGGAGACCCGCGCCTCTTGCCGGGCTGAGCGGCATGGTCCTGGACGCACAGGCGCGGGCCGCACGTGAACGCGCGATCGGCCTGGGCCAGGCGCAGTTCATGGTGTGGCTGGCCTGGCAGCGGCGACAGCCCACGGCACCGGAGGTGGGGCCGTGACCGCGCTGGAGGCACTGCGCGAGGTGGCACGGACCGCTGGCGGACAGGCGCAGCACCTGCTCCTGTGCGATGGGTGTACGTATGCGCTGATGGAGGACCTGGACAACCTGTTTGCGCCTGCCACGCGAGACGGCACGTACAGGCTGGGAGACTCCAACGTGTATGGCTGTACGTTCAGCGAGGGCACGCCAGACACGTGCGCGCTGCATGCGTTTTTACACGATGACGCGAGGTGTACAGAAGGCATTTGACACAGTAACAACGCAACATTCCCCGTCCACCAGCCCTAGCTAGGCTGGGAGCGACGATTCACAAGGCGCCCTGGTGCATGCACCGCCAGGGCGCCTTTTTTTGTCCGGGCGGGGAACAGCCCGGCCAGGAGGCACATATGCTTGACCCATTTTTTGAGCAACATTGGCTCGATGACCAGGGCCGCCCCGCTGGCGGTGTGAGTAGCGGCAAGGGCATGTGCCTGTCCTGGCAAAACGGGCCGTTAGGCAGAGATGGGACACGCGTCGAGCCCAACGGCTGCTTTGTCGAGACGGTCATCGCCGCGGTCATTGGGCGCATCGAGTTCTACCAGGGTTCTGGCTTTGCCTGTGAAGAGAATAGCCAGGCCCTTGACGCGCTCAAGATGGCCGCCGAGTGGCTTGATAAGCGCACCAGGGACCGCGAAGCCAGGCAGGTTGAAGGCACCCACGCACGCTAGGAGGACGCATGCCACCGATTGAAGTGTGGACGAGCGACGAGACCGGCACGATGGTGCTCATGCCCGAGAGCCCCGACCCTGACGCCCCGCATGGCGCCCCAGCGCAGGCTGACGCACCACAGACAGACGCAGCACAGGCGCCGGAGCCGACGCACGCCGATGAGCTGCGCGCCCTACGCACGATGATTGAGAGCCGGGACCAGGAGCGGGCCGCACGCGAAGCCCAGCGCGATACGCAACTGGCCACCATGGAGCGGCTCGTGCGTGGTGAAGATCTGACGCCCCCGGCAGCGACGACGCCCGCCGCGCCAGTACGCCCGAAGTCCGAGGACTTTACCAGCCATGAGGAGTACGTCGAAGCCGCGGCGGACTGGAAAGCCACCGAGAAGCTCGACGCCTTCCGCGCTGAGCAGCACCACGCCCGGCAGCAGGAACAGCAGCGCGCGCAGCTCCAGAGCCGCGATCAGGCGGTACGTACGCAGGAAGAGGCGTTTATCGCGGACCATCCTGACTACGTGGACGTGGTGACACGCGGCTTAGTGGCGAAGGCGCCGCCGGAGTTCCGCCAGCTCATGATGCTCCTCGATGACGCGCCCGCGGTGGCCTATCAGGTGGCACAGGATGAGGCGCTACTGGGCAGGTTACTCCAGATGCCGCCGGGGCCGCTGTTTTATGCCCTGGGCCGGCTCAGTGCGTCCGCAGGCGGGGGGACAAGCGCACCCGCTGCCACGGAGACGACCGAACCTCCAGCGGGGAGTGACACACGCACGGCCCTGGCGTCCGGCGGGGCACCGCCCACGGCAGGGACGACGCTGGCGCCCCCGGATCGTGGTCCGGGGCAGGCCCCGGCTCAAGGCCCGGGGCAGGCGTCTCCCGCGGGCCGCCGCTTGCCCGCCCCGCCACGGCCACTCGGCGGCGGGGGCGCCAGTGGGCCAGGGGGCTTTAAGGAGGGGCTCTCGATGGAAGAGTACAAGAACTGGCGCAAGGGCAGCTCGACCCTGCCAGAGTGGCGGGAGAGGGCTTAGAGCAGCAAGGGCTGTGCGGGGACGGGGCTAGGCTTGGTATGTTTATGGGAGAATTAGAATTATGGCAAGTAATACAATTCTCAGCATCGGCATGATCACATACGAAACTTTGGACTGCTTTGAAAATAACCTGGTCACCTGCAAGCATATCGAGCGCAAGTATTCTGCGGAATTCGCTCGCCCAGGTGACAAAATTGGCCCAACGTTGTCTATTCGCTTACCCGCCCAGCTCCGCACGCAATCTGGCGCGGCACTCAGTGCGCAGGACTACACCGAGCAGAGCGTGCCGCTGACCATTGACCAGCAAGAGCATGTCGATTTGCAGTTTACCAGCTTTGAAATGACACTCTCACTCGATGCGTGGAGACAGCGTATCGGCAAGCCCACGGGCATTGTCCTCGCCAACGTCGTTGATGCCTATGCCTGCGGGCTCTATTGGGCGGTGCCCAACGCCATCATGTCGCCCACGACCGGGACGGATAAGTGGCTGGCGTATCTGCAGGCCGGGGCACTGCTGGCGGATAACGGCTGTCCGCAAGACGGCGAGTGGTACGCCATCCTCAATCAGTGGGAGCAAGCCTCGGTCGTAAACGGGAATAAGGCACTCTTTGAGTCCTCCCCTGAGCTCCGCAGGCAGTATGAGCGCGGCTTAATGGGCCAGAGCGCAGGGTATACCTGGGCGTGGGATCAGAACATTTCGACGCATGTCACAGGGGCACGAGGTGGAGCCCCGCTGTACGCCACAACGGTCACAGGCGGCGGGTCTATTACGGTCACAGGCTTTACGGCTGCGGCGGCACCACGCCTGAAAAAGGGTGATATTTTTACCCTTGGAGACCCCGCTGCCCCTGTGGCGGCCAACTGCTTTGCCGTGAACCCGGTTGGCAGGCAGAGCACGGGCAAGCTCCGCCAATTCACCGTCACGGCCGACGTGTCGAGCGCGGCAGATGGCACGGCGACCATCCCCATTACCCCGGCACTTATTCCCCCGGCCACACCCGCGAATCCGCGCCAGACGGTCGATAAAGCGCCGACGGTTGGCCAGGCGCTGACGTTCCTCGGGACAGCCAGCACCACGTATCTCCAGAACCTGGTCTTTCAACGGCAATGGGCGGCGATGGGGATGTGCCGCTTGCAGGAACCTTTTAGCGGCCAGGCAGCCTACGCGGTCGATAGCGATACGGGCGTGGCGTTGCGGACCTGGAAAGCGTCGGATATTAGTACCGATACCCATGCATCGAGAGCTGACATTGCCTTTGGCATGTGCGTACCTAGGCCACAATGGTGCTGTCGTGTTTGGTCTACCGTATAATGGCCAACACAATTCTCGTCAATCGCATGGCGGTCTCCGGACCGCCCTCACCCGCAGAGGAGTCCCCGATGCCCGAGTCCACCGCTGACGTGTACCCAGCCTATTATTACAGCCCGACCTGCCTGGAAGGCCGGGTCTTTGCCTCGCACGAGGACGTGACCGCGGCCAGTGCTGACGGCCCCTGGACGCGCTCGAAGACCGAAGCTGAGGAAGCGGCCGCGCAGGCCTCAGCCACGCCCCCGGCCAGGACGCGCCCCGGCGACGCGCCCCACGTGCAGCGTCCACCGCAGCCTGACGCGCCCCGGGACGACGATGACCCGGAACTGCCTCACGCGCCACGCAGCCGGCGGTAGGGGCATGCCACGGGCGCATCTCTTTGCACACTTCTACGCGGCTATGGCCGAATTGGAGTAACGTATGGCTGAACATCAGACCCACCGCATTCATGTTGTGCTGGAGGGCGGCCCGATCGCGCCCCTGTTTATTCCCTTGCTCGACGTGAGGGCGGACACAACGCTCCTGGCCAGCCAGTGTACGCTGACGGTGGCAGGGTGCCCGAGCCCCTTAGAGGTGGCCCTCATGCTGTGCAAGCCGGAGACCGTGCTCGGTGATCCTGGCGAGAACGTGGTGTACGTGAGTGACCTCGTGAGCGTCGAGGCTGGCCAGCCGTTTGTACTGCCTGGATCGCTGCCGGCCATCGACCAGAGCGGTGTGCTCGGACTGCATGTCCCGGTGCAGACGTTGCCGCCGAATGCGACGATTGATGGCACGCTGAGTACGGTGCGGTAGGGGAGAGGCTATGCCCACGTTTTCGGCCCGCCAGGTCGGCACGACGGCGCTGCGCCTCCTTGGCGTGGCAAGCGCTGAGCAATCGCTGTCCGCCGACATGGCACAGAGCGCGCTGGACGCGCTCAACGCCATGCTCTCGGGCTGGGCCACCGAGAAGCTCCTGACGTTCACCAGGCCGAGGCTGACGCTCCCCCTTGTGGCAGGGCAGGCGTCGTATACCTGGGGGCTGGAGCCGGGCGAACTGACGCCAGCCGACATCTCTGGACCGCCCCCGGTGCGCCTGGAGCTGTGTGTGCTGGGCATCGGCGGGAGTCCTGCCGAGGAATGGCCCGTCACTGTGCTGCATCAGACGCAGTATGAGACGGGCATTGCCATCAAGGCGCTGCAGAGCAGCTACCCGACCTACGTATTTCTGGAGCAGTCGCGGCCCTATGCCCTGCTGCACCTCTGGCCCGTGCCAGACCTGTCGTATACGTTGATCCTGTTCCCCGAGCAGGAGCGCGAGCCGTATACGCATTGGGACCATGTGTTGTCCTGGCCAGCTGGATACGAAAGGGCCATGCAGTACAACCTGGCGGTTGAGATGGCTCCGCAATACGGCATAGAGCCGTCACCCACCATTCTGCGCCTTGCCGAGGAGTCGAAGCGGCTTCTCGGCAACGTGAACGCCGAGGTGGGCAGGCTGCAGATGGACTACGGCGGGGTGCTGCGGGGGCAGAGCGAGAGCGCGGTTGCCGACATGCCCAGCTTCCTGAGAGGGTGGTAATATGCCACCGCTGCCCGTGCAGCTCGTTGGCGCACGTAGCGTTATGCGCTGGCAGGGCTGCTACGCGGACGGCTGGCAGGATCTGATTGTGCCAGACGCCTTTACGCATCCGGCCAAGTACGCACGCGGCTTGATCCACCGTATCTATCGCCACCTCATCGAGCGCGGCTATGTGCGGGCCGGCGAGACGGTGCTGGACCCGTTCGGGGGCGTGGCACTGGGGGCGCTGGATGCGATGACCTACGGGCTGCGCTATGTGGGCGTCGAACTGGAGCCGCGCTTCGTCGCGCTGGCGCAGCAGAATCTCGCGTTGTGGCGCCAGCGCTACGGCTTTAGCGGCGGTATGGTGGTGCATGGGGATTCACGGCAGATCAGGCAGGTGCTCGCAGGGGTGCAGGTGGGGTGTTGCGTAGGGAGTCCGCCATTTGTCGATGAGCGAGCTATCACCGGGCGGGGGGAGTCTTCAGCGTGTGAGGCGAGAGCAGGGCGCACGGTCCAACAGTTTAACGAATATGGGACATCCCCCGGCCAGCTTGGCGCCATGCCGCCCGGGCAGGTGGTGGTGAGTAGTCCGCCGTGGAACCAGAGCCTTGCGGGTGGTGACGGGGTGGCAGATCGTACAAATTGGTTTACGGATCGCCCCAAGACGCAAGCCAATCATCATGGCGGTAAGGTTGGGCCGAGCATCAACGCTGATTATGGCTCATCTCCAGGGCAATTAGGCGCAGAGCCAGCCACCTTCTGGGCCGCCTCAGCGCAGATCATGACTGAACTGGCGGCCCTCCTCACCTCTGGCGCGGTCTGTGCCTGGGTGCTCAAAGCGTATGTGTCCAAGGGCGCTATTGTCCCCTTCCCGGACCAATGGCGGGCGTTGTGCGAGGCCCACGGCTTTACCCTGCGCGAAGAGATACACGCCAGCCTGGTGGAGGATCACGGCACGCAGGAAGACTTCTTTGAACACGCCCAGCGTGTGCAGACCGAGCGCAAATCGTTCTTCCGGCGTTTGGCCGAGCGCAAGGGCAGCCCGCGTATTGACCATGAGACAGTTCTGATACTGACGAGGCTATAAGTATGCCCCCTCTCCCTGTCCAACTCGTTGGTGGCTCGTATACGTCACGGTCTCGCTCTCTTGACCTGTCTCAATCCATTAATATTTACATCGAACCGTCCGCCGACAAGAAACGCGGCTCACTCATCGGCACCCCTGGCCTCCGGCGCTGGCTGACGCTCACGGATCGCCCCGTCCGCGGGCTCTACACGGCGTCAGGCTCGCGGGTGTTTGCCGTGGCGGGCCGGACGTTCTACGAACTCTTCCCCAACCAGACGGCCCTGCCCCGCGGCACGCTCATCACCACGGCGGGCATCGTCAATTGGGCGGACGACGGGCAGCATGTCGTGGCTGTGGATGGCCAGAAGGGCTATGTGCTGGACCTGGCCGCGGGCAGCACGTTTAGCGTCATCACGGACCCGGACTGGAAGCCCGCGAGTCACGTCGCGTATCTCAACGGCGTGATGATCTTTAACGAGCTGGGCACCGGGCGCTTCTTCTGGTCGCAGATTCTCGACCCGGGCAACCTGGATGCCCTGGATTTTGCGTCCGCTGAGGCGCGGCCTGATCCGCTCGTGGGCTTAAAGGTCTCGCACGGCGAACTGATCCTCTTCGGCTCCACCAGCGTCGAGTGGTGGGTACCCACCGGCAATTTTCTGAGCCCGTTTCAGCGCTTACCAGGTGCGGTGATTGACATCGGCTGTTACAGCGGCCACTCCATCCGCATGTTCAAAGATACGGTGGGCTGGCTGGCCAGTGACCCCTCGGGTGGCTTTGCCGTGATGGTGGCGAACGGGTACAAGCCCGAGAAAGTCTCGACCGACGCCCTTGAATCCGCATTCACCGACTGGGCGAATCTGCCGCACGCGACCGCGATGACGTACACGCAAGACGCGCATCCGTTCTATCTGCTCAACGCCCCAGCGCAACAGACGAGCGTGTGCTTTGACGGCGAAACAGGCGCCTGGCATGACCGCGCCTGGCTGGCGGAAGACGGGAGTTTTGAACGCTGGCGCGGCGAGGTCAATACGTTCGGCTTTCAGCGGCATCTGGTGGGCGACTTCGAGGACGGGCGCATCTATGATATGCGCCTGGACTATTACCTGGATGATGAGCGGGCGTTGGTGCGGGTCAGGCGTATGCCCAACGTGGAAGCGCAGCAGCAGCGGCTGAGACATAGCCTGTTCCGGTTGCGCTGCGATGCGGGCGTCGGCCTGGACGGCGGCGTGGTGCCGGGCATGGACCCGCAGATGCGCCTGAGGTGGTCAGATGATGATGGCTCCAGTTGGTCGTCGGAGATCTGGCGCAGCGCGGGGCCGATAGGCCACACGGGCCGGGTGGTGGAATGGCGTAGGCTGGGGCAGAGCAGGCAACGGAGCTACGAGCTGCGGTGTAGTGACCCGGTGCCGGTCAGGTGGACGGACGCGTGGGTTGAGGTGCAATAATGGACGTCGAGATACTGTGGCGATCACCTATAGCATCTCCACCGTGGAAGCTCCCGACGATCTTTCTTCCTGGAGAGACCGCCTATTTCCACAATGGTATTCCTTTCTGGATCAGGCAGTATTCTCCACGACAAGGGCCACAGCCTTCGGCCTGGGTGCTGGAGAATTGTACGACTGAGCGGCCCGCAGATGTGTGCTCTTGCGGGCGTTTTGCTCTGGTGTGGAGGGGGTGTTAGCTTGGCAGAGCCACTCACCCCAGCCCCGATTGGCACCCCCATTGTTGACATGCCCTCAGGGCTTACGCCGCGCCCGTGGGCCAGATGGTTTGATGCGCTTCGCACGCAGGCCATGCTTGGCGGCACAGAAGGGCCACCAGGACCACCAGGGCCAGAAGGACCTGCAGGCCCCACCGGCCCCACAGGCGCGACCGGCCCCACAGGTGCCACAGGCCCCGCGGGCGCAGCCGCCACGCTTGGCCCGACCCTGACCACCATCGAAGCCCTGACCGGCACGCTCGACACCATGCTCTATTTCACGGGTACGGATGTGGCGGCCCTCACAGCCCTGACCGCTGTGGCCCGCACGCTCCTGGCCGCGACCACGCAGGCCGCTCAGCGCACCGCGCTTGGCCTGGGCACGGCCGCCCTGACGACCTACGAGGAAAACACCTTTACCGTCACCGCCACAGGCTTTAGCGGCACCGCGCCGAGTGGTACGGCGACGTATGTGCGGATAGGCAAGCAGGTGACGGTGCTCCTGCCAGCCCTGACGGGCACCAGCAACGCCACCACGTTTGCGCTGACGGGCTGGCCCGCGGGCCTCTATCCTGCCACCGCGGGCGGCACGCTCTATGTGCCGCTGCGTACGCGGGACAATACGGCGAACAATGCCATTGGGCTGCTGTCCTTCTTTCCGCCGTCCACGGTGGATTTCTTCCCGACGGCGAATCCGGCTACCGGCTGGACGGCAAGCGGGAGCAAGACATTATTTGTCAGTGCCATTACGTATTTGTTGCCTTGAGGGGCTGCACCATGGCCAATAGTGCTGTCATCGCCACGTACCCATTATTTCACGGTTTTTACCCGAACGGTGACGTCTTAATCGGCGGGAAATTGTATACGTTCGAGGCTGGGACCAGTACGCCCGCAGCGGCCTATCACGACGCGGCTGCCACCATGCCGCACCAGAATCCGATCATCCTCGATGACCGTGGGGAAGCCCTGGTCCATATTGCGCAGCCCCAACTCTGGAAACTCCACACGCCTACGGACGTCGAATTGTGGGTTGTGGATAACATCATTGGCAGTGGCGGCGGCGCGGGCACGATTCCGCCCTCAACGGTAGGCGTCAACCACGGCGATGTCAGTATTGGCCTGGGGGGCTAGGAGGCGACGGCTGCATAACCATCCCTCCCAGCCACCGTGGGCGTGAACCACGGCGATGTAGCCTGCCTATGCGCAGAGCGCATGGGCTTTCAGGAGCCCTGCTCCTACGGTGCACGTCCCACAGAAGCGGACCTCGAGGCCGGGCTACTATATGCCTGTTGGCAGGCATCTGCCCCATTGCAGAAAGTGTATCTAGTATTTTGTACCCTATGCCAACGAAATATGCCGTTGGTGCATAAGGAGGTAGTATGTCCCGACTCTTCTACCACACCATGCAGGACAACGCCGGCAATCTGCTTTTTGGCGTCTCCGGCACGATGCGCCTGGCGGGATCCGGCACGCTGGCCACAATTTATGGCGATGAAGCGCTCACGATTATTATTAGTAATCCGATGACCAATCACCCCTCGTTCGGCTCCTTCAAGTGTTTCCTTGGTGCAGGGGATTATGACTTCTATATGGCCAAGGCGGGGTACACCTTCGAGACCCTCACCGGGGTGCAGGGGCACGGCACCATGGCGCAGCAGAACGCCAGTGGGGTCGCGATTACGGGGGGGAGCGCCACGGGGCTCGGGCAGCTCCAGGCCACGAACGCGGGCTTTGGCGTGGCGACGGCGCCGAGTTATACCCTCGTCACTGGCCCGGGCTACGTCTCGCTGGCCGATAATGTCGTGATTGGGGGCGCGACGGCAATACCCAATGCGCGCCTCGATATCGAGTTTAGCAAAGCCACGCATTACGGGCTGCGCCTTCGCCAGCTCACCGATACCGGCGCGGTGCATCCCCTCCTGCTGAGCAATGCTGCGGGCACCGAAATTGGCTCGATCAGTAGTACGGGCAGCGCGGTGGCCTTCAATACGACGTCAGATGGGCGCCTGAAGACGGCGGTGCAGACGCTGGTCGGTGAACTGGCGGTTATTCGGGCACTCAGGCCGGTGCGCTTCCGGTGGCTTAGTGACGATGCTCCAGGGGTCGGCTTCATTGCCGGGGAGGTGGCCGAGCATGTCCAGGGCGTCATCACAGGCGAGCCGGATGCGGTCGAAGAGGACGGCGTGACGATCCGGCCCCAACAAATCGACCACTCAAAATTAGTCCCATGGTTGGTTGGAGCTTTGCAGACGCTTGCCGCGCAAGTCGACACCCTCACCGAAAGAGTCGCGGAGCTGGAAGCGGGCCTGGGAGTATAACGTTGGCTGAGTATTTCAATAAGGCCCACTACGGTGATCAGGGTTTCGAATGGGATCCTGCCAATCGTGTGTGGTCTGGCGGCATTCAGAGCACCTCCGCTGGGTATCTCCCCACGCTCATAGGCATGCTTGACCAGGTACGGGCTGGGACGGCGAAGCCCTATGATGTCGAATGGGTGAACAAGATGATTGAGGATGCCCGTGCGATCCCCACACGCGACATCAGCAGCCTCACGGCTGGTTGGCAGGGGGAGAGCCAGGGCCAATGGGGGGACGAGGGCTGGCGCGAGGGCAGTAAGGATTGGTGGTCACGCCTCGACCCGCTCAGCCCAGACGTGGGGCCGATTGCGCTGCAGATTAAGGACAAGCTTGACCGCGGCACCGCGACCGAGCAGGAAAAGGCGCTCTTTGAGGGCGTGATGTCCATGGGCGCCGATTGGAACACGCGCGCCAGTGTCCCACAAGCCAGCGACGCCTTTAATCCGCTCGGCGATCAGCTCTTTGGCGCTCTCGGCACCATCGCTCTTGGCGCCACGGGGGGCCTCGCCGCCGCCCCGCTCTTTGCGGGAGGGGCAGGCCTTGCCACAACGCTGGGCGCTGCTGGCACGCTGGCGGGCATCGGTGGCACCGGGCTCTCGACTCTGGGCGGTGCCCTGAAGGAACCGATCTTACAACGCGCTGGCCAGGTCCTCGGTGCCGTGGGGGGTCTGACGGGGGGAGCCAGTGGGCTCGCCAATCTGTGGGGCACGGGCATCAACTCCTTGTCAGATGCGGCCCGGCTGGCGTCAAGCGCGGGCAAAATCGGCGGCGCGCTGGGCTCGGCCACCGGCGTACCAGGACTCCAGCAGGCCGGCTCGTATCTCGGGCTGGCGGGGAATCTGGGGCAGGCGGGGAGTGATCTCAGCGGGGGGAACCTTGGGGCGGGGGCGCAGCGCCTGCTGAGTGTGCTGGGGCAGGGACGGGGCATCGCCCAGCGTCTGGCAGGGGGGCAGGGGGAAGCGCCACAGGGAGCGCCACCGCGCCTGCAAGGCCAGCGGCCAGACCTGGTGCGCGGTCCAGCACCGACATCTCAGCCTCTGCCAGCGCCTCTGCCAGCACCCATGATGCCACCGGGGAGGAGCGGGCCGCAGCCTGACAGTATTGGGCGCTTACTGGCGGCGGCACAGTTTGCACAGCACGGGGGCCAGCTGCCGGATTGGCGGTCGATACTGATGAGGGGGCGCTGATGGAAGGTTGGGGTTACGACGATAATTGGGGCGCGGGCTCTTACGACGATTGGAGCGGCTACGGCGGCAACGTCGGCGTATCGATCTCGCCCGACTTTTACAGCAGTCCGGCCTACCAGGCGTTCACGGGCTGGGGCGACCCGACCGGGCCAGGGTCCAGCGGTGACACGTCAGGCGGCGGGGGCTGGTGGGGGAATATCGGTGGCATTCTCGGTGGCGTCGGGTCGTTCCTGGGCCAGAACGCCGGCACCCTTGGCCCCCTCGCCAGCACGCTCGGCGGTGTGGTCTCTGGTGCCATCGGGTCGAACGCGGCGGGGGAGGCGTCGGCGCAACAGGCGGCGGCGCTGAACCGGGGCATCGACCTCCAAACCGCGCAGTGGCTGCAGCAGCAGGCCAATCAGGCGCCGTGGCTGCAGGCCGGGCAGCAGGCGCTGGGGCAGTTGCAGGGCGTGAGCGGGCGCGATGGGCCGCAGCAACCTGGCGCCACGTCGGCCATTCGGGGCAGCGACTATGGCACACCAGGCCAGCGGCCCGGCTGGGCGCCGCTCAACATTGACGCGACCCCGTACCGCTGGACGCCAGGGCAGGGACCGTCAGCCGCCGCGTACCGCTACACGCCGGGGCAGACCCCCGATGTGGCGCCGTATGCCTC